TATCGAGCGGCGCGATGACTTCGGGGTTGTTGCGCGCTCCGGCGTATTCCCCAACAAGGCCGAGCGTCGGGCCGCTGACGATACCACCGTCGGCGAAGGCAATCGCGCCGAGTAGCCCCTCGACGAGCGACAATGCACCGCCGATCAAAATAGGCAGAGCAGCAGCCGCACCTGGCCCCATTGAGGCTGCTGTTTGCGATGCCGATGCAACTGCGGCGGCTTTCACAACTTGAAACAGCGTGCGCACGGCAGAGCGACCAAACTGCTTGAGCGCGTTACCCGCTTCGGGACCTCCCTTAATCATCGAACCGAGGAACGTACCCATCGACGCGGTCAGTTCATCGGTCATCTGCTTCGTGTTTTGCAACCTTGCATCCATGTTGTCATAAAAGGCGTTCACCTCCTCGCCCATCGCTTCCCAGTCGGTGTCCTCGTCGGCGGTGTCCATCCAACTGTCGTCGATTTCTTGGAGGTTCATGCCGCCTGACATGACCTGTTCTTGCTGGCGCACTTTGAGGTCGATGCTCAACGGGTCGTCGCCGAGCGTCTGAATCTGCTGCAACGCATATTCAAGGTCGGTGAGTTCTTTTTTTGTTTCGACGGCTGCCTCGGCTGTCTTAACCGTAGCGGCTGTGAAGTTCTGCATCCCTGCGGAGGCTTCGGAAACGACAGCCGAAACATCGCCAACGGCAGTCATTTGGTTCAACAGCATTTCACGCTGAGCAAGCAATGCCTGCTGTGAGTTCTTGTTAAAACGCTGCTGCATTTTTTCAAGCCCCTCTTGACCTTCAGAAAGGTAGGCAATACCCTTCGCAAACCATCCAGCCTCTTGCAGATTACCGCCTTGCTCAAGCGCGAGCAACTGTTCTTCAATGGCTTGTAATTGCTTTTCCATTGCCTTGGTTTTTGCAGCTTCCAACAACGATGCGCGGTAGTTGTCAACTGCGCGAGCAAGCTCGTTGGTTTTTGCCGTTTCCAAGTCGAGGTTGCCAAAGTGCTCTGGCGAAATCTGCTTGAGCTTCATAAGAGCAGCATAGCGCTGTTCTTCACTCAACGCCTCGCTTTTGACAGCCGCTGTCAACTTGCTCACCTGAGCCATTTGATTACCTGCCTCGCGCCCAGCGTCAACCATCTGCGCAGATAGTTGTTCTTGCGCCCATGTAGCTGAGTCAACCGCTGTGGACATTTCGTAAACAACGGCACCAAGCGCAGCTAATGCACCAGCTGCCAACACGTAAGGGTTAGTCAATAGCGATAAATTCATTGCTGTTGCCGCTGATTTAGCAAGCATAAAACCCTTAGCAAGCTGCGGCAGCACCACCAACACCGGCCCAATCGCAGCCGCAACACCAGCGATGGTGAGAATAACGGTCTGCGCACCGTCGCTCATGTCAGCAAAGCCAGCAGCCAAACCAGCCACCGCATCCATCGCGCTAATCATTGCGGGCGCGAGTGCCTGACCGATTTCAATCTGAGCACCTTCAATAGCGGACATCATTCTTTTCATTGACCCCTCGGCGGTGTCGTCCATTATGTCGGCCATCGCCTTTGCGCTTCCGGCTGCACCTTGAAACTGCGTGTCGAGTTTACCCACCTCATCAATGGAGTTCATCAACACCAAGAGCGCCGACGACGCCTCGCGGTCAACCAATCCCTGCGCGTCTGCAAGGGATAAATTTTCCTTGGATAAATCGCTGAGAACGGTAGTCAAGTCCTCGCCGTTGGCAGCAAGTCGCTGAATAATTGCACGAAGCGACGTACCTGCTTGGCTTCCGGTTATACCTGCGTTGGCGAGCGCACCGAGCATCGCAGTCGTTGTCTCAATCGACAGTCCAGCCGCGCGCGCTTGCGGTGCGACGTACTTCATCGAATCCTGAAACTTCTGCATGTCCAGCGCTGTCGAGCTGAACGACGCGGCCATCACGTCAGTAACTCGGCCCGTTTCGCTCACGTCCAAACCGAGCGCGCGCAATGTACTACCTGCGACGTTGGCCGCTTGCGCAAGGTCGCTGCCGGATGCTTGAGCGAGTGCCAACGTGCCCTCGGTTACCTTTGTAATTTCCTGCGCAGAAAAACCGAGTTTTGCAAATTCCTCCTGCAGCATCGCAACCTCCGACGCACTGAACCGAGTTGATTTTCCCAAGTCCATCGCGTTCTCTTGCAACGATTTGAACTCCGACGACGTGGCACCGCTGACCGCTTGCACCTTTGCCATCTGCTGCTCGAAATCCATAAAGGTCTTTACTCCGGTGCCTGCAATAAACGCGAGCGGCGCAGTCATGGACAAACTCATGTTCCGTCCAAGCTGCTGAATATTCCCCGTCGTTTGCTGAATAGCACGATTTACGCGGCCGAGCTCCTTGTTGAACTCCTTTGTGTTCGCGCCAACGTTGATTATGAGGTTACCTAACCGGCTCATTTTTTACTATTTTCGCGGCCTTGATCCGCTGTGATTCCTGCTTTGCTAATTTAATCAATCGCTGGCGGTCAGCAGCAGTAACGACCGTTGGTTTTGCTTTCGCCTCCCAGGGGAATGTCACCACGTCTTTTAACCTGAGACGCTTCCCCTTTTTAAGATGCGGCTGCAACAACTGATGTGCGATAAATCGCGCCGCCTCCCATTGCACCTGCACCTGCTGCTCAACGTCCTTTCGTTTCCAATCGCACGCAATCGACAACTCGTGGTAGGTCATTTCATAAAAAACGCTCGGCGCGAGTTGCAAAAACCCGATGCCGAGCGATTCGATTTCACTCCACAACTGCGCCGGTGTGCGCTGCTCTACTCGCCGCCCTTGTAGCTTTTTTTTTCAGTTTCCGCAGGCGCGTCCACCTCCTCACGCTGAGGCATCAGTGCCCGCGTGATTTCAGCAAGGTCGTCGAACTCCAACGCATCTTCGAGGTATTCGAGCGTGATGTCGTTCTTTTCTTTTCGGAATCTGTACCCCGCGTCGATGCACTCCCACAACAACCACAGCATGTGGCTAATAGTCGCCTTGGTCATGTCAAAGCGAAACGTAGTAATGCCCTCCTCTTTGAACCGCTCGTCGAAGCGTCGAAACGCTCCGAGTGAACGGCGCAGGGGAATCTGTTTCCCGTCGATGGTGATGTAGCTCGTCTCCATGCGTGTGTGATTAGATGTTACGAAATGATTTCGCGGGTCAACGCGCCGCTCACCTCGATGGTGAACGAGTACGTCACATTGTCCTCAACGCCTCCTGTCTTTGACAGCGAAGTGATGCGGCCCTTGCCGACGTAGCGGCTGTTCTCATCGACTTCGGTTGTAGCCGAAACGCTGCCGTCTTGCACTGAAAAACGGAAATAAATTTCCTCGCGGTTCTCAACCTTCGCGAACAACTGCGCCTCGCCGTAGCTGGCGTTCTCCGCGAACAACGATGAACCGGAAATCGAAGCCTGACGAAGGCCCTCCGCGAGTTCGCGCCATCCCAGCGAGAACTTGTTGGTAACGTCGCGCACCGCTTCGCTGATGTCTATCGAGCACTCGGTTGCAAATCCGATGGGGTTCGTCGCTCCGACAGCCGAGTCGCCTGCGTACAGAACCAAATTCGAGGCGTTCATAACGCCGGTAAACTGTGCCATTTCAGTATTTTTTTGTGCGCGTGTGCGCGTTTAATCAATTTGGGTGCAATATAAGAAATTCCGTCGCGTGTTTGACGTGGCGCGTTAAATTGTTCCAGAGCGTGTAATCCGAAACGCAAACTCGCACTCCACCATGAACAACTCGGTCTTATCGTCGTAGTCGCCGTCGGTCTGATTGCGGAAGCTGCTGCCGTTCAGTTGAACGCCGCCGTAGGATGTCGCCTGCGCCCGATCAAGGTCTGACCGCACCGCGTCGGCCAGCGCAGCCGCGTCGTGGTGTGTAATAGCGTAGCACTCGACGATGTAAACCTCCTCGTCGATGACCGATGTGCTCGTTTTCGTTTGGTTCGGCAGCGTTTGGTTTCGGTAGTAAACCACGTAAGGGTTGCGGTTGTCGCGCGTAATATCCTGCTGCCGTGGGCTTATTTCAGTCGTAATAGCCGACGTTGCGCCCGTGCTCAGGAGTGTGTAAATGATTCGTTCTGCTGCCATCGCGTGTGGTTATTTTGCTGCCTTGTTGATCATTTTCAACATGACAGATGTCATTTCTGTTCTGATTTTTGATTGCACCTGTTTTTGACTGCGCTCAAAAACCCCGACATTGGGTGTTATCTGCTGCCCTCCAAACTTCTCAGGGCGCGCACCTGATTCGACAAAGTGAGCAAACCAACCGTCGCGATTCGGAGCAAGGCGTTTCCCAAAGGTGCTGGCCCGTGGCCCTGCCGCAACGTGCGACGCTGCACCCTTTGGTATCCATGTTCCTATTGACCTCCGGAGAGTGCCTGGGGGTATCGTTATCGTTGTGCCTGACTTACGTTTGACGACAATCGTTGCGCTGTAATCGCGGATGTTTGACCGTGCCGCCGACACGTATATTTTGCTGACTTTTCGTGATGACGAAATAATTTCTTTGCGGAATTTTTTGTCAAACTGCGCCATGCGCTGCACCTTCTTTTGCAGCTTATGAAGATCCTGTTGGTTCAGATGTAAACTAATCATGGGTAGTGTGTTCTCACGGCGTAGGTAGCACGGTTCGCAGTACTGGTTTTGCCAGCTCTCGAAATGTCCCCCGAACTGTTCAGGGTATTGGCTTGCGTCGTATTGCCGACGTGGGTACTGTTCAACCACATGGAAGTCTCGTTCCCACCACTCACCACGAAGTTGTTATCGCGGGTAAAGATGTTTCCTGCTTGATAGAATCCGGGGAAGTCTGCTGTATTCAGAACATCCTCGACCTCGCCTGTTGACGGCATTCGGTAATCCGAGAAACCGCCGTGGCTAAAGTTGTGCGCTGTGGCGAGTGCTGTTGCCCACTGTTCGGTATAGCCTACCTTAGCAATGATCCAACCAAGCCCTGTCAGGTGGGCGATGACGTAGTACGGTATCGCATTGGGGCGGTCGTTCGCCCAGTCAATTGTACCAAACTGCGCCAAGCCATCTGCCGCACCGTTACCCTCGCTATCGGTGTAGCGTAGGTTATTACCGAAGGCGTTGTTCGGGCTTACGTGATAGAACGGGTCTTGGTCTGTGTAGTCAAGCCCTACCCGTGTACCCTGCGGGTTGCCGTAGTTGTATGTGTCTTGTGCGACTTGCCATCCGAGGTCATAGTCTTCGTAAGACTGCGGCACACCCCTAAATAACGAGCGTTGGTAGATAAGTGCGGGGCAGCCTGCCGATGCAGGTGTAATGGTTAGTGTACCTGCTGCGTAACTTGCCGTGTCCACCACACCATCAATCACGAGTGCCGTAGGCATTGGGAATGACCCCTGATTCCCGTCGTCATCTGTCAATGACACATCGGGCAGGGCGTGAGGGTTCAAAAGGTCATCCACGTTGCTGCCTACCGTGTCGCCGTTGGAGTTCTGAACGGGTACGTCGACTTCGATGGTGATGTTGGCCTTGCCGCTATTAGGCGTGTCATTTACAATGGATTCAAAATTCGCATTGACCAACTGTAACGATCTTCGATGCGGTATTGCCTCAAATAATGTTCCGTCGCTGTCGTAGTACCCATGTGATAGAACATCAGCATTCCCCCCCGACGGGTATGAATTTATGATAGCCGCAAGCACACCGTCCGTTGACCTCACTTGAATTACCTTCCACTCACACACCACGCCAATGTTCGGCAGCGATGACCGCGTACTACCATCCACATCCGTTACCGTTATTTCCGGTGCGGTGTAGGTATCGCCCGGCGGGATGTTAACGGAGAATGCACCGCCGTTCGAATACACCGCGTCCGCACCCGCCGCTGGTACTGTGATGCGACCATCGTCGGGGTACTCGGTGACGGTTTCTATCAAGTTTCCGTCGGTATCGAATACCTCGATCTCGATAAACGCGCAGGTGATGTCCTCGTTCGGAACGTTCGAGCGCGTCGAGCCGTCGACATCTGTGACCGTGATAGGATCTGCCGTGAACACCGCACCCGATTGAATCGTCTGCGTAAACGACGGGTCTATGGCTGCATTCTGATACGTCGCGGGCTGACAGGTCAAACCGCCTGACGTTGATCCGTTGCCGCGCAGCTCGCACAACAACACCTTGTAATCGCGGCGGAAACTGTCGTCCGCGATGTTTATGATCTCCCACGTTTCACCCTCGTAAACCACGCGCATCGACGGCGTTATTCCTGGCAGGTATCTGATCACCCACTCAACACGCAAAATCGGGTACTGCGTCGCGCTCATCGTGTCCTTACTCGCGCCCGTTTTCGCGTCGCGCTTCTCAGCGTACACCTGCGCGAAGGTTTCAAACGCGATGTCGCGGCTGCCGGTATTCGTGTTCGATGTTACCCGCCGCTGAATCGTTACAAGTCGGTTGCGTCGTCCTGCACTCATGTCATAAATAAATTTCGCCACGGTGAAATCAGCGCGTCAACACCCTTCGGTATCTCACGCGCTGCGGCAGGTATCGTCGTTTCGCTTCGGTTCTCATCGTAGTGAGCCACCAGCAGTTTCATCGCGTGAAGGAGCGGCTGCGGGCACTCGCCCGACGCATGACCGCAGGTGGCTGTGATTCGAATCAGCCCAAACCCATCCTGAGTCACCGGCGTCGACGTGAACCGTATGCGCGGCGTCCTACCCACGAGAGCAGCTTCATAATCTGTCGTCGCGGTGTAGCTGCCGTCGGAATTCTTGAACGCAACCTCGCTGATGACCAGCGGCGTGTATGGCAATGCCTGCCACTCGCCGGACGGTGGAAATTCATCCAAGAAAATGCGCACCGCAGCCGGAGCGAGCACAACACCGGTGCACTCCATGACGTGATAACCGGCGGCTGAAATATAGGCCTCGTGCAAATCGTCCTCGGTCGTTATTCCCGTAGGAATACGAAGGTGCAGTTTCGCGTCAGCCAACGGCAACGCGGTGAGGAAGTTAGGAGCGGTGGTGAACTCTGTTCTCATGTTCCAAATTTAAGAAAAAACCCCCACCAAATAGTGAGGGCTTCACACAACACAAAATAACGCAATTACACGTCATCCATCGCTGTAAATATCGAGGGAGGCGCGCGGCAATGTTCCGGTCAGGTTCACCCCGAAACGCCTCCCGTCGGATTAGGTGTACGAAATATCGTCGTTCTTCGCAAACGCCGAGGCGTTCATCAAACCGAGGTCGACGTACATGTTGCCGACGAGTTTGATTTTGTTAGTGTCCGCGAGGGTGTACGGGTCGATCACGAGGTCAAATGAACCCCAGTAACCAAGGATCGCCTGAGCGAAATCGCCGCACAACACACGTCCAACACCTGCCGAAACGTTGGCGAGGTATGGCGAGGTGATAACCTGCGCACCGTGTACAGTGTTGTTCTGCAACAACTCAGACACAGACGATACCTTCGCGGACTTTTGGAAGATGTCCCACGCAACGGTCGACAACACGTACTTCGCGTTCATCGGATCGGCCTCGCCGTCGAGAATCGCTTTGTACAGCTTACCGGCAATCTCAGATGCAGATGTAGTGGCCGTGATGGTCGGGTCCGCAACGCCTGACTGTGCATACATACCAACGATGTTCTCACCACCGGACGCACCAGTGAAGAAGTCAAAGTTGATCTTCCGGTCGAAACCGGCGCGAAGGGCATTGGCGATAATCGTGTCGGCGTTCAGCGGCGAGGCAACCATCAACTTCTTCGAGTAGGTTGTTTTCGCGCTGTATCGGCGTCCGTCCATCTCCAGTTCACCGAGTTCGATGCCAGCGTTCGCATTCGCATCAACTTCGCCCTCAGCGGTGGCTGTTCCGTGAACGGTCTGCTTCGGAAACTGCTGCTTACCAACAAGCCCGAACAGTGTGGTGCATCCGAGGCGTTCAACGGCCAGAGGCGCGCTGAGCTTCTGAATGAACGACGGTACTTCGGTCGGTTTGAACGCAGAACCTTGTCCTGCGTCGATCTGAAAGTTGTCAGCCGTACCGGTACGAATCGCCTCAAAGTACTTGGTGGGAATCGAAATCCCATTTCCTTCGGTGAGGTTCAACGCGCGGGCCTCCTGGGTCATTTCACCGATGACGCCGTCCAACTGCTCACCGTTCATCATGCGAACGATCTGATCGGCAATCGTGGCGCGCTGAGCCATTCCAGCCCGCTCCTTCATTTCACCGGTGTCAGAACCTTCACCAGCGGCAGCACGAGCGGCGAGAATCGCCAAACGCTGCTCTTCCTTGGTGATGTCCGTGTTCAACGTTGTGATCTCGTCAACAATTGCAGCCTGACGAGTTAACTGCTCTTCGCTCAACTCACCCCCTGAGCGGGATAGGGTGTCCAACGCAGCAAGTTCATCAGTGAGTGCCTTGCGATGCGCTTTCATTTCATTCACGTCTTTCATTTTGTGACGTTTTTGAGGGTTTGTTGCCGCAGGCCCCGTGCCTTTGGCGTTCGCAGCACTCCGCTGCGCTTTATCTTCGACCACCGGCGGTGTCGCTGGTGGTGGTGTGTCTTTTCGTTGCTGCTCGATCGCGTCCGGTGCATTTTCAGCCTCCGCTACTTCGATTTGTACGTCGTAACCAGCGTCTTTATCAGCGCGAACACGCGACGCGGGGTCGGCAGGAATGGGTGCGAGAGAGATTTCGCGCGCCTCCCATCTCACCGCGCGGTAAATTGGGTAATCGTTCTCACCGCGTTTGCCAGTGTCCTGGTACTTCTTGACCATGTAACCGACCGATACAGTGCGCACGATACCGTCCACAACGTCTTGAAAAATTGGCTCAACGTCAGATCGCTTTGAAAAACGCAGAGTAGCCGTGCCCTGAGTGCCTTCGAGACGAGCGGATTCGACCACACCAAGCGTTCCGCGTGCACCCGCCCACGAGTCATGGTTATCGAGCACAGGCGCGCTGCCAGCGAAGCGTGTGATGTCTGCCTCGCCGTCATTAAATCCGAGAACCTCCCAGAAGTATTGGTCATTGCGCCAATCGTAGCGCAAAACGGGGTGTTCGGTGGCAAAAACCACATCCACCGTGCGGTTTTCGACGTTTACCGCGCCGGATCCCACCTGCGCAGCCCGACCAAGGGTGTCTATTTTGACTTTGTTTTTAGTCATCGTTTTCCGTATTTTCAGCCGTTTCATCGGTATCTTCCTCTGAATCAGCATCGTTTTCTACTTCTTCTGACGTGTTTTCCGTCTTTTCGGTTGCCGTAGCAACCTTTTCGCTGTACTGCTCAAACATCGACAGCGCAATTTGATTTACCTGTACCGTGTGAATTTGACCGCCTTCGATGGGATTGTAACGCTCAATCTGACGTACCTCATCGCGGTTCAAAACACCCGCCTGCAACATTTTGTCGTAAAAATTCGCGCGAGCAGTCATGTCGCCGCGCATCAATTCATCCAAATTGTGGCGGAATTTCCAACGTCCCTGATTCGACCGAAACACGAGCTTGATGTTATACTCGCTTTCGATGGCCGCACACACCGGCGCGATGCAGTGCGTGGCAAAATGCCGCGCCTGATTCTCGTAGTCGCCGTAACTCGAACCGCCTTCCAGTCCAATCATGGCGGGTGGAACGTTAAACAAGCGGCAAACCTCCTGCGCGTTGAATTTACGCGCCTCGACGGATTGGGCTTTGTCGGGTTCAACCGAAATACGGTTAAACTTCGTTCCAAACGGCAGCATCCGCGTCTGCTTGCCTTGCTGCTGCTCCCATGTGTCGATAAACGTCTTAATCTGCTCCGGTGTCAATGGGTTGTCACTCGACAAAATACCGCTCATGACACCGCCGTTTTGAAAGAATTTCGCGGCAAAATCCTGCGCAGCTTTGAGCAATCCGACCGCATCGCGGTTAACAACAACTGGCGACTGTGAGAACAAGTACCGCAGCACCACAACATCCGACGCTGGCAGCGTTTTGTAAACCACCTCATCAAACCTGCGGTCAACTATTCGGTAAAATCTCTGTCCGTCGATTTGTTTTTCGAGAACATCCGTCGACATGGCGTAATGCAACCCGACCGGCACGCCATCGACGCGTTCAATCCATGCGTAACCCTTGCCGAACAGAAGCATCATGGCAATCTGCGCCTGACGAACATAAAACGACGGTAATTCGTTGTCGCCAGTCACATTCAGCAACCGCAACGATGGATCATTCGGAATAAATCGAAACCTGCGGTCAGATTCATCGACCAACTCTATCGGCAGCATCGCAATCGTCGAGGCAATCTTGTTCACACATGCATAAACGACCCCGATTTGATAGGCTACCTCGGGCGAAACTTCAACGCCCGACGGCGTTTCACGAGGCACAAGCGACTGCCACCAGCCCTCTGCACCAGTCCACGCGGTGTAAATGTCGCGCTTACCGGTCAGGGCTTCGCCAATCCTTTGAAAAATGTTCTTTTTCACCTCCATCAAACCCCATCGTAAGGGTGCATTTTGCCGTCAAATATACCGATTTTCGGTAAAAATAAACCGCTTTGACAAAAAAAGAAACCCCGTCGACGTTTCAACGGGGCTGCTCCTAAACCAAAATAACTCAACTATGAAAATCCGCTGTA